CAGTGCTATTTATTTATTAGGACTATATCAAGGGACTAAGGCGGCTATTCGTGCCGAAGCCCGCAGAATAGGCAAACGTGTTCAATTGTCGTGTGGAAATTATAGTGCAGCCCAGTTCTGTATGATGATATCCGCCTGTGTTCTCACAGCAGTGGCTCTGAAGCGTATAATTCGTACTCTATTTTCCACAGCCACCTATAACATTTATAACCTCAATTCTGAAGATCCAGTTCAAGCTGATGTTTCAGTTAAAGGTAAAGTGTATCAACCTGGTGGTGAATTGGTCAAACCACAGTTTGAAATTAGCGAACTATCCCCGGCTTACTTCGAGCAACAACATACATCATTTTCTCCATGGAATTCTTCACAGGCTGCAGACTACATTGCTAATAATGTAGTTTTCGCCCGTTATGATTATCTAGATGCCAATGGTGAATTGTTAGTTCTTAAGGCTTGCCTTTTGAGATTAGGAGGTAACTTCTATATAACCACTAAGCACTCCGTCCCAGAGCGCCCATGTAGTTTAACTCTTACTTGCAAGTATATCAAAACCAATCACCTATCTTCTGTAACCCTCACTCATACGCCCTACAATATTATAAAGACTTATGGTCAAGAGTGCATTATTCTTAGCTATAAGTCCCTACCACCTGCTCGGTGTCTTAAGAATTTCTTCCCCAAGAAAGAGTTAGACGTCGCAGTTACTAACGGTAAGATTATAACAAGAGACTTCCAGGGCGAAATAGTTCCCTATAAGGTTGATAAGGTCGCTTTATGCACCATCAATGCCGGTAATCTTAAGGGTTTGCGTACCTATGGTGGGTACGTTCAAGTCCCGACTCGTAATGGTAATTGTGGGGCTCCGTGGTTGGTTGATACCTACTATGGGCCTACCATCATAGGTATTCATGTGGCTGGCAGTAATAACTCATCGTTTTGCATTCCAATTAACTCTGACATTTATGATGGCCTCACTGTCGTCCAGCCGGGTGATGTTAATGCAGGTAACGTCAACTTGCAGGGACTGTCACTTAAATCCGGATTACGTGAGATGCCGGGTGCTTGCGATGTTTTTGGGACTTTAGCCAAAGTTCATCAAAATAGCATGAAAAGTGATGTTAGGGAGACCATAATATGTGAGGATATAATATCCTACGGATTTCCTAGGACCCACGCCCCACCTCCCTTTGGTAAGGAGGGCAATAGAACCTGGAAACAAGTTATGGAGAAAAACTTAGCCATAAACCACACCATGCCAGACGAGCTTATTGAGCTAGTTTCAACCGCTTATTACGATACAATTATCGCAGAGTTAGACCCTAGAGAGCTGCACACTCTCGGTGTCATGTGTTTACAACAAGCACTCAATGGTGTACCTGGTATGAAGTTTATGGATCCCATTAAAAAGAAAACGTCAGCCGGTTTCGGACATCCCGGAAAGAAGGAGCGTTATCTTAAATTTAATGGTCTGGAACTCACGGACCCTTTATTAGCTGAGCTTCAACTCATAGAGGATATATATGGAGACGGTCGTACTGTCCGTCCAATCTTTATGAGATTTCCTAAGGATGAACCTCTCTCTCTTGAGAAAGTGTT